GGGGAGAAATATTATGGGTAAAAAAATTGGTATGATACCAGCAGCAGGTAGAGGAAGTAGGATGTTATCTTTAACTGATAATCATCCGAAACCTATGTTGCCTTTTAATAATAAACCAATTATAGGTCATTTATTAGAATGGTTTATCAAAGAAGAGTTTGATGAAGTTATTATAATTGTTGAATATAAATATGACAAAATAATTGATTATGTAACGAAAGTGTTTCTAAAAGAAGACAATATTAAAATTAGATTTGTAAGACAAGGTGGATTGTTAGGATTAGGACACGCAATTCATAAAGGTCTTGATGCAATATTAGATGATGATGCATCACTATTAATTGTTTTAGGAGATATTATCTTATATGATTCATTAACATTCGATTACTCTGAAGATTTTATTGTTTATAATGAAGTTGATGATTATGAAAGATGGTGTATGATTCAATTAAATGATAAAAATGAAATTGTTGATTTTTATGATAAACCTAAAGAGCAACCTCCTACAAACAAAAACGTAATTGGTATTTATAATTTCTCTGTTGTTAAACAATTAAAAAACATTTTTGGTTTCTATGATGTTGAACATTTTATTGATAATAATGAGGAGTTAGAATTTAGTATATTTTTAAGTGAATATGTTTATTATAATACAGTTAAAGGCATCTATAATAATGATTATTTAGATTTTGGGGTATTATCCGATCTAAATAAAAGTAAATTACAAGTTGTTAGAGAGTTTAATAAAATTGAATTAATTGATAATGATATTAATGAATTAAAAGTTAGAAAGAGCAGCATTAAAAATCCTAAAAAAATATCAAATGAGTTTTTATGGTATCAAAGAATTCCATCACAAATGCACAAGTACACACCAATAACTTATGATTTTAATAATAAAATTGAATGTAATGAAGGTGCTAATTATGTAATGGGATATATTGATTCCACTCCTTTACAAGAATTATTCATGTATAACCTACCAGATTTTTATAGTTGGAATTTAATTTTTGACAATATTCATAAATACTTTTTAGATACAAGAAACATTAAAAACAAAGAGCAATTTTATAAAGAGAATAAAAACAAATTAATTCAAGCCAATATTAAAATGCTGAGAGAAAAAACAAAACAACGTGTTGGTCAGATTATAGATATGTTCCCACATAAAGAATATGTTATAAATGGACAATTTTACGATAACCCAATTTATCATTTGGATAAAATTTTAAAAAGAGTGGATGAAATATCATCTGATGTTAATATTGATAATTTAGTTATTTTACATGGAGATTTATTCTTTGGAAATATGATGTATGATATTGAAGGAGAAAGTTTAAAAATTATCGATCCAAGAGGAGAATATGGAGAATTTTCAATTCATGGAGATATGAGATATGATTTAGCTAAATTGTACCACTCAGTTATTGGGAATTATGATTTTATTGTAAATGGACTATATGAATTAAGGGATTATGATTCAACGTTAAACTATTCAATATTTAATGGAAATGATAATTCAAAAATAATAGATTTAATGTTTGATTTAATTAAAGATTTAAATAATAATATTGATGATATTGAATTTATAACTGGGTTATTATTTTTAACAATGATTCCATTACATAGTGAAAATAAAAACAATCAAAAAATGCAATTTATTAAAGCATGCGAAATATTAAAAAATACAATTAAATGAGGATGATTAAAATGGGTAAAAATATTGCATATGGTAAACTAGGAAAATCTATTAAATTTAAAAGATCACATTGGAAAGATGGCGCAGGAAACAATGAACCTGCGACATTATTATCCGTCTTAGCAAACTCTAATCCAGATGATACGTTTTATATTATTGGTAAAAGCGATTTATCGAGATGTGACGAAGAACAAAAGAAATATTGGTTCGAGCATGATAATGTTATTGATGCATGGGAAGGTTTTGATAGTAAAAAAGATGACAGAATTAAATATGCATACAATAAATTAAAAGAAGATAATGTTCAAATTGATTATGGAATTATAAATGGTGGAATTTTTGCTAGTATTAATCTTCCAAATACATTCTATAAACTTGATAAAGAAACAGGAGAAAAAACTGACCAATTCGCCAAACCATTAATGATGTTTGCTAATTATACGGCTCCTGTAGTTTATTATTTAAACGAATCTAATATCAAGTGGGTAAATTTTCATACAGATGCTAGACAACATCCATTGGCAATAAAAGATTTATTTAATAGACCTGTTATTACATTAGGAACTAAAAATAAAACCGAAGAAGTATATAGATATACATCTTATGATAACCAAGAGGAATATAGTGTTGAGGATAAGATGATTTATGGTAAAAGCGAGTTATTATGTTTAGCAGATAAAGAATATTTACATAAAGATAAACCAGCAAAAGGACCTAGAAAATATAAGGTTGGAATGTTCTTCCACAAATATAGAGATAAAAAACGAATTCGAAATATTTTAGAATATGTAAATCAATTTGAAGATGATGAGATTGTAATGTTTGGTAAATGGCCCGAGGAAATGGAAGAGAGACCCGAAGTTTTTAAAGGGTCAAAAACATTTGATGAGATTCAAGAGGTATTGCCGCAAATCAAATATACTTTATGCTACCCAATTGAAAGTGGCGATATTTCAGCAAAATGGGTTGAATCGGTTAGAGCAGGAATTTTACCATTTTTGGATAAGAATTATGACCCTGAAAAACTATTAAATAAATATTATGGTTTCCCAAAACAATTATATGTTGATTCTCCCGAGGATATGAAAAGAAAAATTGAAAAATTAGAAAATAATGAAGAGACTTATAATAAAGTCTATGATTATTTATCTGTTTTAGCTGATAATTTAGAAAAAGATGTTATTAATATTGTAAATACATTTAAAGATTATCTAGAAGATTGATAAGGAGGTCATTATGAAATTTATTGCAAAAAACGAAGATACAAAAATAATAGAAGTTTACACTGACGGTGGATGTAGGTCCACCGCTCAGAAAAAAGGAAGCTCAGTTAATCATGATGATAAATCAGCTTATGCATTCTTTTTAAAAAGCGGAGGCAAAGAACTTTTAAAGGGCGGTGCTGATAGAGGCAAAACAAATAATTATATGGAAATTAAAGCCGTTGTTGAAGCATTAAAGCATATTAACAATACAAATTTAATAGTTGATATTAAATCGGATTCTATGTACGTTGTAGATTCTATTAATAAAGGCTGGATGAAAGGTTGGAAAAACCGTGGTTGGAAAAAAAGCGATAATAGTGTTCCTGCTAATGTTGAATTATGGAACGAACTTGATGAGCCATTTTCTAGATTTCCTTTTATTGCGATAAATCATGTTAAAGGCCACAATGGAGACACTTATAATGAATTAGTTGATAAACACGTCAATGATTTAATGGACCAATTAGAAAATCAAAGTGAAATGATAATCGCGAAAGAGGAGCCCTTAACGTTTGAAGAGGTTCAGGATGATTGGGTAAACAAAAAAATCAAGAGTGCGCAAAGAGCCTCTATTATTTTACAAGAAGCGTATGAACTTTTAGAATCGGAAAATTTTCACTCTTCTATAGAGGCTATTGAAATGCTCACAGGAATAAAATACAATAAAAAAGGATAATTTTTAATGGCAAAACTTTACTACAGACACGGTACAATGAGAAGCGGGAAATCTATTGATGTTATTAGAACCTATGATAGCTATGAAAAATCAGGAAGATTTGCGTTGGTGTTAAAACCAGCTATAGACACTAGAAATATAGACGTTGTTGCAACTAGAAAAGGATATGAAATTAGTGCTATTACATTAAAAGGAACACCATTCGAAATAGTTAGAATTGTTGAGGAACAACATAAAAATGTAAAAGTGCATGCATTAATCATAGATGAAGCTCAATTTTTAGGATTGCATCAAGTTGAACAATTAACATATTTGGTAGATGAGTTAGATATCCCTGTGCTTTGCTATGGATTAAAAACTGATTTTAAAGGAAGATTATTTGAAGGATCGAAACTTTTATTGGAGCAAGCAGATAATATAGAGGAAATAAAAACTGTATGCCAATACTGTGATAAAAAAGCTATCATGAATCTTAGAACAATTAAAGTAAAAAATAATATTTTAGTCGATATTTCAGGAAAAACAATTAGTATTGGTGACGATGAATATATTCAAACATGTAGGAAATGTTATAAAACGCTCGTTAAAAAGGGAAGAATTGATTAAAATTCTTCTCTTTTTCTATTTACTTGTGATAGTTTTTATGTTATAATAGATATATCAAGTAAACGAAAGAGGTAATTAAAAATGGAAAACGTAAAAGTAAACAATGTAATTGTTCATGTCGAAAGTGGTAGAAAGTTCATGGTAGGTAAGATTTTCCCAAATAGAGTACTTATGATAGCTATTGAGCTTGAGACACCTAATCCTGAGACTAGAGCAATCTCAGAAGATGAAATGCTTCTAGGTTATTACAAATTAGAGGAAGCATACGGAGTGTTAAATTAAGCAATATAGTGATATAATTAGGTATAAAATTTATATTTTATTTATAGTTAATATTATAGAGATGGAGCAGAAAATATGAAAATAGGCATTATTTATGTAAATAGTTTGGTAAATGGAGCTAATACGATTGGTTCATTAGAGGTAAATAATATAGCAAATGCGTTAAGGAAACATGCAGATGTTTCAATTATTGCAATATATCCAAAAAACAGAAAACAACAAGTTGATGAAATTGTTGATATTATGGAATTGGATAGTTTAAATAGTTATGATAAAGTATTGTTTTATAACACATCAATTAATTTTTATGGAAATAGAGAGAACCCAAATTTAAATAAGGCTTATGAATTAATGGCTTCATATGAACGCACTATTTATTATTTATTAGTTGATTTAAGATTATCATTTCGACAATTTTGGAATAGCGTTGAGCATAGAGGTTGGAATATTAAAAAGGAAGATGTATTTATTACAACAG